AGGAGAATCGAACTCCACTCAGAAATGCGCTCAACCTGTAAGGACGTGGCAGTTATTTTTTAATGGTAAGTAATTATATGCCCTGGTGGTGGAATGGTAGACACGACGGTCTTAGAAGCCGTTGTCGAAAGGCGTGAGAGTTCGAGTCTCTCCTAGGGCACCAAGAATCTGGCGATAGCACAATGGACAGTGCAGTAGCCTTCTAAGCTATTGATCCAGGTTCGATTCCTGGTCGCCGGACCACTAACATTAGGAGAAGCTGTATGTCAAACCCAAAAGAAATATTAGACAAGGCATACGGTAACATGCCTAAAGAAGTCGGAGTCAGTATAGACATGGATTGGTTGCCAACATGGCGCGGAATAAAATACTACTGGCATAAATTAGTACGTAAGATAACAAGATAAAATACCGAGAGTGGGCCGGATGGTAAGGCAGCGGTTTGCTAAACCGTAGATCAAGTAAAACGGGTCACAGGGTTCGACTCCCTGACTCTCGGCCAAATAATGCACCGGTGGCAGAGTGATCAAATGCAACGGATTGCAAATCCGTAAAGTCGTAGGTTTGAATCCTACTCGGTGCTCCAGAGTGATAAGATGAAAAAATTTAAAATGACCATAGTGGGTGGAGGAACTGCAGGTTGGTTATGTGCAGGTTGGTTTAGCAAACTAATGCCCGATATATACATTACCCTAGTTGAGAGTCCATCTATACCTAAAATTGGTGTAGGGGAAAGTGTGACTCCACATGTATCGTCTTTCTTTACTGAGATAGGTATTGGCGAAGAAGATCTCATGAAACATACTGGATCCATTTACAAATATGGAAACAGATTTGTAAACTGGTATACGCCAAGTGAGTATTTTAGTTTTAGCTATACTACCGATGTAGAACTTTTAAAAAAAGATATCAGCTACGCAACAACTATAACTGATTCTGCATTTAAAGATAGCGGCGTTCGCACTACAGATACCTTGCTAAAATTATTAGCAGATAAAACTTTTAACAAATTTGATAAACAATTCAACAGCCAGTATCATTATATGGAGCGAAATAGCGCACCTTTTAATGACAAAAGAGAATACCTACTAAACCCGTTAGGTAGTTATGCACATCATATTAATGCAGAACGAACAGCAGAATATGTCCGTGATACCATTGGATTACCTAATGGCGTAAAACATATCATTGCAAAAGTTAAACATCAGGTAATGGACGGCGATAATATCAAACATCTAGTGTTAGATGATGGCACTACAGTAGACGGAGACTTGTTTGTAGATGCAAGCGGGTTTCATAAAGTTTTGGTCAAAGAATGGCCAATTAAAGAATACAAAAACAATCTAATTGACAGCGCCTGGGTTTGCCAATTAGATTATACCGATCCTAGTAAGGAAATGGTAAACTATACTCAAAGTATTGCACAAGACAACGGATGGCTATTTAAAATAGGACTATATCACCGTATGGGCAGTGGGTACTGTTATAGCTCAAAACACGTTTCTGATGAGCAGGCCAAAGAAGATTATTGCAATATGGTAGATAATCGTAAGATGGATCCTAGGCTAATCAAATGGACTCCAAGTCGACTTGAATCTTTTAGTAAAGGTAATACTGTTGCTATTGGATTAAGTTGCGGCTTTGTGGAACCGTTAGAAGCTAATGCGTTATATATTATTGTTAACAGCATTAGAAAATTAAACGATGTCTTAGTAAATTATTTTGAAACTGATCAATTAGATTTTTCTAACTATAATAAAATTTTAAGTTATTCAATTGATGATATTGCAGATTTTATACTTGTACATTACACGTTGAATTCCAGAGATGACAATGAGTTTTGGCGTAACATGCGAGAAATCGGTGTAAAAGAAAATCACATTGATTTAGTATACGAAAAGTATATGGATGAAAGAAACTCTATGTCATCTGCTTTTCGGGGTATATCAATGTTTCCAGACTATATGTGGGCACAACTGGCATATAGTTGGGGATTTGATCTAACTAAATGGGTTGATAAAAAATTTGATCCTATGCACTTAGAATTATCAAAGTTGCATTTTAATTATTTAGAACAAAAACATAGGTCAGTGAGCCACGGTACAAATAACTTTTGGTGGCTCAAAGGCAATAGATTTGAGGGTCTTTCTCCCGAAGAATGGGAAAAGAAATACTTAAATCGTTAAACCAGTTAGAGGATGCTAACAGCAAATTTTATACATTTGACTTTTAATCAAAACCGTAAAAATGCATCCTGTTTTTTCCAAAATGTATTGACACAAGTCATTGTTTCATATACAATATACACATGTTAAGCAATTAACAAGAAGTTTTAGGATCGGCACAGCAACATTCATACTACTATGAAACGCTGGTCACCATGGTAAGCTATTGGAGCAAAGCAGGTAAAACTGCCTAGCGTTGAAGGTACTTATTGAAATGGCCCAGCAAGCTCAGAGTGATGGCCTGAGTAAAATAAAAGCAGTCAACAACGATCCTGTTTGAATTTATATAGGTTAAGTTCAGCAATCAATTTTTCACGCATATCGAAAACCGCCCCACAAGGGCATTAACCTGAAAGGACACAAAATGTCAACATTCGTAGAAGCAGTAGTTAATCAAGAAGCCCGTACCGCAAATGGTATGAAGGCACGTAAGTCAACATCTAATGCAGTTGTTGATCTATTTTACAATATCGGTGCAAGCCGTGGCAAGGATGTAATTCCTGCCTTTACAGCCGCTTATGTGGCTGACCGTGAGCTTGCACTCCGTATCGCACTATGGGCACGTGATGCCCGTGGTGGTGCAGGTGAACGTGACTTGTTCCGTTCGATCCTGACACATCTGGAAAAGACCGACATCGATGCGGCTTTTGCTCTGTTGCGTAAAGTGCCAGAGTTGGGTCGTTGGGATGACATCTTTGTCTTTAAGACACCAGAGTTGAAGAAGGCCGCTTATGCTATGCTAGGCGATGCACTTCGTGAGAAGAATGGCCTAGCGGCCAAGTGGACTCCACGTAAGGGTGAAGTAGCACGTGAAATCCGTGAGTTCTTCGGAATGAGCCCAAAGTTCTACCGTAAGAGCCTAGTAGCACTTACCAAGGTTGTTGAAACACAAATGTGTGCCAACGACTGGGACAACATCAACTTCTCACACGTTCCATCTGTAGCGTCAGCTCGCTACAAGAAGGCATTTAACCGTCATACTACAAAGTTCGCTGAGTATGTGGCGGCCCTTGTTAAGGGTGACCCAACTGTTAAGGTTAACGCCGGTGCAGTTTACCCATATGACGTTCTTAAGGGTGTAAGCTCTTATTCACGTTTTGACAAGACTGAAACTGATCACATCATCGCACAATGGGCGGCTTTGCCAAACTATGTAGGTGATGCTAACATTCTACCATTGGTAGACGTTAGTGGCTCTATGAGCTGTCCAGCTGGCAAGAACACTTCGGTGACTTGCATGGACGTAGCAGTTTCACTAGGTTTGTACCTAGCTGAAAAGAATGAAGGCAAGTTCAAGGACACCTTCCTAACTTTCAGTGACAAGCCAGAACTATTGCACCTAAAGGGTAACGTAGTTCAAAAGATGGCCCAAATGGTTAAGTCCGATTGGGGCATGAGTACAAACCTACATGCGGCATTTGAGAAGATCTTGGATGTTGCAGTGAAGGGTAATGTTCCACAAGAAGAAATGCCAGCAATGGTCCTAATCTTGTCGGACATGCAATTCAACCAATGCGTTCGTCACGATGACAGCGCAATGGAAATGATCGAACGCAAGTTTGCGGCCGCAGGTTACTCTGTACCACAAGTTGTGTTCTGGAACTTGAACAGTTCTGACAACGTGCCTGTAAAGGCAGACAAGTCAGGTGCGGCATTGGTAAGCGGGTTCAGTCCAGCTATCATGAAGAGCCTGCTGTCAGCAGAACTTGATCAATTCACACCAGAAGGGATCATGTTGAAGACTGTAATGAGCGATCGTTACAACTTCTAAGTACAGTTTAGTTGGGTGTACTGCAAACACCCACACCTTTTTCAAAAGGCTGTTGTAGAAATACAACAGTCTTTATTTTAATAGTTGACAGGTAAAACCATATCTGTTATACTATACACATGATAACAGTAAATTATAACGAAGTAGAAGTAGAGTTTGAAACTCTAACCCAGGCAATGGATTGGGCAAAGGTAATAGGCAAGTTCGTTACTATTCGAGTGAATGGCATGGAACTTGTAGGTGTGTTTGGTTCAGACACAATCAAAGACGGTATGTGCCCAGATGGTGTCGCATACGATTGGAAAAAGAGGAGACCGTAATGAAACGAACGATTGAGATTAGGGCCGCAGAAGGCGGCGATGATAGTAAACTATTTGCTAAAGATCTAGCAGAAGCATATCGCAGATTTGCCCAAAGCATGGGATGAACTACCCGCCTGATAAATGAATATCTTGGCGAAGTTCATATACTTGTCGAGGGTACTGATTTATCCGGCTTAGAAAACGAAAGCGGAGGGCATCGCATACAGCGAGTTCCTCCTACCGAACGCAAGGGTCGTGTTCATACCAGCACCGTAACTGTAGCAATCATAGATGAAAGCGCACCAACGATAAAGGTGACGGATGCTGATCTTAAAATAGAATGGTATTCAGGTACAGGTGCAGGTGGACAGCACCGCAACAAGCACCAAAACTCTTGCCGGATAACTCACATTCCTAGTGGCATCTTAGCCACAGCACAATGTCGTAGCCGGCAAAATAGTTTAGATTTAGCTAGAAAAACTATAGAAGAAAGACTTGACAATCTGGTAAAAACCAGTTATAATAATAACATAGCAAGCGATAGACGTCAACAAGTTGGTAGTGGCATGCGTGGAGATAAAATCCGAACTTATCGCTTCCAGGACGATGTTGTCAAAGATCACTTAACAAACAAGACTGCCAGTGTTAAAAAAGTACTGGCAGGCAATTTTAATTTACTTTGGTAAGAAAGGAGCGATATATGCCAAGTGTATTTTTAGTATCAGATACGCACTTTGGTCACGTAGGCGTATGTCGCTTTACTAGGGCAGACGGCGTGACAAAGTTGCGTCCTTGGGATACGCCTGAGGAAATGGACGAAGCAATGGTTAAGGCTTGGAACGAAAGAGTCAAGCCTACAGACAAGGTATACCATTTGGGCGATGCGGTTATTAACCGTAGAGCTTTGGCAACATTGGGCAGATTGAACGGTGACAAGGTTTTGATCCGAGGCAACCACGATATCTTCCGTGATGACGAGTACAGACAGTACTTCCGTGAATTGCGGGCGTACCATGTAATGGACGGTATGATCTTGAGTCATATTCCATTGCACAGTGATAGTATGGGTCGCTTTGGTGTTAACATACACGGTCACACTCATGCTAACCGCGTGAAGAAGGCTCGTGGGGTTGATGCACGTACAGGAGAAGTTTTGTACAGCGACGAAAACGATTTGCGCTATCATTGCGTTTGCGTTGAACAGTTGCCAGACTTTGCGCCTATGTTGTTTGAGGACGTTGTAAAGCGTATCAAGGACGAGGGTGGTGAAGTAGGTTTCAAGAACGGTAATTTTAACAGGGCGGATTAACATGTGGATTCAAAACGTAGCACTCAGTGATATACCTAAAGGACATCATGTGTCAGTGGGTGTGAATTCCATGTTGATCCAAATTGTTGATCCAGCAATGGCATTTCCCGTTCCCAAGCACCAATTCAAGGAAGTTCATCAGTTTGAATTTTTAGATCTCGAAAAGGACGACTTTGCCCTTGAAGAAGAAATGAAAATTACAGATGCACAGGCCGAAGAACTTGTCCGTTTGTTGCAACATGCTCTTGACAACCGCATGGATGTTATAGTACACTGTGTAGCTGGAGTATGCCGTAGCGGCGCAGTTTGTGAAGTAGGAGTAATGATGGGATTCCTGGACACAGAAGTGTTCCGTAGCCCTAACTTGCTCGTAAAGCACAAAATGATGAAAGTGCTCGGTTGGACTTATGACGAGAACGAGCCTCACACTATCAACGGTGTGACGCTCGATTCTGGACTTATTGTACCTAAGAATTATGAAGGTGATATTTGATGCCTAAATGTTATCAGTTGGTTGGGGTGCCTGGTTCGGGCAAAAGTACTTGGATTAAAGAACAAGACTGGATGCTAGGACTAACTGTAGTTAATACAGATGCGTTTGTAGAAGACTATGCAAGAGCGCAAGGTAAGACTTATTCAGAAGTGTTTAAGGATTACATGCCTACAGCGGTTGACCTAATGGCTCAACAAGTTGTATTTGCACGTGAGCATGGACATACAATAATTTGGGATCAGACCAGCACTACAGTTGCAAGTCGTACCAGAAAGTTTAATATGCTTCCCGACTACGAACACATTGCCGTAGTTTTTACTACGCCGCCAATGGAAGAATTAAATAGAAGATTAGCAAGTCGCCCGGGCAAGATTATCCCTCCCGAAGTTGTACAAGGCATGTTGGACAATTTTGAGATGCCTACAGAAGCCGAAGGGTTTGCGGAAATTTGGCGAGTCTAGTATAATATACACTAGAAGATAATTGCCCGGGTGGTGAAATGGTATACACAGGAGACTTAAAATCTCCCGTCGAAAGGCATGCCGGTTCGAGTCCGGCCCCGGGCAC